GTCCTGGTCCGAGATCATCATTGCCTGGGGCAAGATGATGCCGTTGCTGTTTTGGAACCCACGGATACCACCAGCAAACCCGCCTCCCGCTCCGCTGCCCATGGCCATCCACGTTGCAGCGCCAGCAGTGTTCTCGCTTGTGACAGGCGTGTAGGTGTTGTTGAGCTGAAAGATTACCTGCTCAAGCGAACGCACCAGCTGGTTGAACTGCTGTGGGTCGTACCCGCCAGTGCTCGCGTTGGGCAGGCGGACGTTGTTAATCTTGCTCATCGCAAGCCGTCCGGTTGAACGTCAACGCGCAACGTGCCATAACGCCACCATCCACCCAGCTCGTCGCTCTCAATGCGCAGTTGAATTTGACGCCCGCGTGCGCGCGTGCTGACAAACTGTGTGGTAGGAGTGATTGGATAAGGGTCCAAGGAGCTTGGCGTTGCAGAGGCCTGTGGATAGGGACGCAACAGCAATCGCACTATCAACTCCCCTACTTGACGCTTAAAGTCAGGAATGAACTTCTGCATCAGCAGCATCTGGTCACCGTCACCAATATCAAAGTAGCCAGAATATATGTAGGCCTCAATTGCCACACCGTTGGCGTCCACACCGTCCTCTTGGTTGTACAAGTGGCTGCGGCCTGCTGTAAGGCCATAAATCGTGGTAAGGGTAGCCTCGTTGTCCAGGGGGTCATACTCCGTGGCCAAGGGCTTCTCAAACGTGCCAATGTCGGTCCAGGCCGTGCGGGCCATGCTGCCCACTGACCAGACGTTTTCCATGTAGTTGTATGTCACAAAACGGTTGACGTAGTTACTGCTGAGGGACGGATAAAACCACGTCACCTCGTTGAACTGGGTGTTGATGCCCACGTTCACGGCAGTGGCCTGTGCAATGTTCAAGTCTTCAAAAACGTAGTCTTGCACAGTGCAAGGAATCTTCTTGACCGTACCGTCAAATACAAAGAACGCGTCCTTGCTCATCCAGTACGCCACGCCGTTCACGTCAGCCGACGCGTGGGGCGCAATGATGCCGCAGTTGGCACCCAGCTGTTGGAAGCCAAAGGTGTAAGGTGGTCCCAAGTACTGCTGGCCATGAATAGACGTATCTGTCCAAATCAAAATCTGACCACGTGAGCGCAGGGCCGAGACAATCTCATTACCGTCCGTGAGCCGTTGTCCGCCGGCCGTGTTGGTTGCAGTGGCCACAAAGTCGTTGATGTCTTCTTGCGAAGAAAAGCGCACAAACATCGGGTCCTGGCTTGTTGGATCACCCAGCGTGGATTCCGTGCCAAAACACACCAGGTGCCGGTCAGGAGTTGATACCAGCGCGTACTTGGATTTGGTGGGCGCGCCAGAGATTGCCGTGGCCCGCGTTCCGATGCCCGAGCTTGGAGCCCATTCGTAAATACCACCATCCACCTGCTGCAAGATCAAATTCTCACCAAAGTTGTCAAACTGCCAGACCCTGGCAAGCAACGACAACCCCGTAGACGCTGGCCGTGGCGTTCCCCATGTGCTCAAGCCCCAAGTGCCAGTGCCCCAGCCAAAGTCAACAAAGCTGATGTCGCCGCCGACGTTGATCTGATAGGCCGCTGTGGCCGCACCGGCCGTCGCTACCGTGGAGGTTGCCGAGGTTGGGGAGACAATGGTGTATGTGCCAGTGGTCAATACCTCTTGAATCTCAAACTCGTTTGTAAGGCTGGCATTGGTGATACCGCCTGGGTCGCCTGAGACGGCGCTAAAAGTAACAAAGTCGCCTTCAACTGCTCCGTGGGCTGCGTCGTTGACAACGACTGTAGTGCTGCCGTTGGTGGTGGTAAAGGTACATGCCCCAGTGGCCCGAATTGGGGTGATGTCGGCCCACGCGCCACCATAGAAAGCATAGACCTTGCGGTTTGTTCCGAGGGCCGCGTAGGGTACGCCGTCAAGCCCATTCCAAGCAAATATCTCGCTGGCCGAGCCAACAAAGTTGACCAGGGTGTTGCCGAACTCTGTCCACCCGCCCATCTTCTCGGGCAGGCCGTAGCGAAAGCGCACATAGTCACCGTCCACCCAGCCGCCTTCAGCGCCGTATTCGGTGTTCTGCTTGTCAATGCCGGGCTTCAAGAACAGTCTAAGAAGTGCCATGATTTATCTGTACCCTGCTGTTTTCTTGGCGATTTTCTTGGGCTGCGCCACAAACTGTTTCCCGGCCTTTTTACCCTCGCGCTTTGCTTTTGTCGTAGCGGCGTACTCGGCCGAGGTCAAGGATTTGATTGCAGCCTCAGGGAGATAGCGTTCGCCTGTCTTGCTTGAAGGCTTACCGGACTTAGTGCGCCACTTCTGGTCGCCCCAGTCTTTCAGGGATTTTTGAGGGGCTTTCAATCTCTGTACCCCCCGCCAGCGGCCTTGTACTTCTTGGCAACCAGTTGTGCTTTTCTCGCGGACCACTGGCCCGCGCCAGTGCCTTGCGTGGCAGCTGCTTTTACTTGAGACACAATTCGCTTGCGCAACTCGGGCTTGGTGTAGTTGCCAGCAGCGTTAACGGTGCCTCCCTTTTTGAAAGAAGCAGTTTTGGCGGCCTTGACTACTTTAACTGGGGGAGCGCTTTTCGGCATGATGGTCCTTGTTTAAAAGTATTACTTGGAGGCAACGCCTTTGGTCTTTTCAAACGACCTCATTCCCGCAATACCGAGTATTCCAGATAGTATCACCCAGAGCTGGTCTGCTTCAAGTACAGGAGGAGGGTCCATGCCCACAGGAACCCAGCCCATTGCCTGCAAATATTTCCAGCACCACTGAAACAGCGGATAGAGCAAGAACTGGTAAGCCATGGCTGCTACACCGATCCAGCCAATGGCGGGACGCCAGCCGCTGACAAACACGCTAGAGGACGCGGCTTCTATTTTATTGACGTCAATTTGGGCAAGATCGGTAGCCTGGTCAATGCGCTTTTCTTCAAGATCAAGTTTGCGCTCTTCAAGCGCCATTTCCAGGCGTTCTTTGTCCGTGGTAATCAAGTCTCCTGCGACTTTGCCCACGGCCTCAATAATCGATCCAACAGCCAGTAAGCTCATGCCAGGCCTTTCAAAGTGCGGTTAATCCAGCCCTTGAGGAACTTAACCTGCACGGGATTTTTGTTGCAAATCTCAACATATCGGGCAATCTTTGCCAAAGCGTAGGATTCTTTAAAACGCTGTCCATCCGTGATCTGGTTGAGTTTTTCGACCGTTTTGGCCCCAATGCCGCCATCAGGTGTGGCTCCAACGACCAACTGAGCCAGCTTCACGGCCATGCCCATGCCTGCATTAACACCAAAATTAAAAATAGAATTTGCGACTTCCTGGTTGGTAATTTCGTTGCCGCGCATTTTGTCCCAGAACTCAATGCGGTAAAACTCACGCACCATGGGGGTCAAAGAGCCACCGAATTCTTTCTTGTCCACAAGTGCCCAACCAGGCCACTGTGGATTCTTGTTACGGGCAATACCTGCGTAAGTCATGCCTCCCGTGTCGCCAGGAATTTCATGAAGGACGTAGCCTCCCTCATCGCGCATCATCTGCTCAAATGCTGGTTCAAACTGTGCCATTACTCTTTGCTCCTTGATAGCATGGACGCTGCAATACTGAGCATCGTTCGAGCCGCTTCCATATCTAGGGGCTCCTTGTCCCAGCCCACAGTAATCTGTCCGACAAAACGGCTTGGCTCTGGCGGCACGCTGACTCTACAAGTAAAAGTTACACCCTTACTGATGTACCACAGGCCCATCTCGGATTGCGCTGTCAAGTACGGGCCGCAAGGAATTTCGTTTGCCATCAACCTGACGACATCCGCGTTGTTGCTTGCATTTTGTGTAAACAAGCCAACGTCCAGCCCATCATTGGTCTTGTCTCTGCCATCTTTGGCATAAGCACGATGCAAGGTGCGTGTTCCAAACATGGGGTTAACTTTAAACACCGCCACAATCGTGGCGTTGGTGTTTTTGAACAAATGCGCTGCTGCGTCTTCAACACGGTCTTTGGCAATGCTAGGCTGCTTTTGTGCCTCCTTGTACGCACCAAGCAAAAACTCTTGGTTTGTCCATAGGAAGTACCCTGCAAAGGCCAGCACAGCCATTAGGACAAGCGCAAACAAGCGGAAAGGACTGTTGACGTAGGCAAGTACTTTGTCTACCGTGCTGTCAGGTGTTAGCTTGTCCATGTCCGCTACTTCACATAGTTGCTCCCGATGCAGCAGGGACCGTCGTGATCTCGATCGCCACTGACTGTTGCAAGTTCAGTGGCTGCCCGCAATCGGCGCAGGTGTCTGCGTCGATTTCGGACTGATCCAGGTCGTAGCCGCACGCACCGCAAAGTACTTCTACGGCGTGTGCGGGTTCGATGCCGCCGTCAGGCAGCGTCCGTGACGGGCTTTGCAGCTTCATCGGTCTTTGCCATATCTGGCATTGGGATTTGGGGTTGCACTTCAGCGTGGACGGCGTTGACAATCTGGAACACTTCGCCGTAGGGGCGAGTACCCAGGTATTGCAGGATGCCGTTCACAAGTTGCAGGCTCATTTTCACTTCTTCATTCATGGATTTTTCTCCAAAGCATCGCTGAAATGGGGCAGCGATGGAACCCCATAAACATTATGCCGCAGGTGCCCAGGGCAACGCTGTATTTGCAGGGCTGACAGGCGGGTTAATCATGCTGTCGATTTGTCCCTGCACACACTGCTGTGCGCTTGCAATTTGGTTTTCAGGAATCCAACCAATGACGATTGCTTCTGTTAGGCTGGCATAGGGAATGAATGCACCCACTTGGTCAGCAGAGTTGAACTGCGTGTTGCCACCGATAGAGGCGGTATAAGTGCCGTCTACGCCAGTAACTTCCCACAAAGCATTGACCACATAGTTAGGGTCAGGCTGTTGCAGGGTGTACATTGCTGTGATGCGAGTTGTAAAAGTTGTTGCCATGTTAGGCTCCTTTAAGTGCGGCAATTTCTGCCTTGAGTTGCTCGATTTGAGCGGTTAGTTCATTAACAGCGTTAATGAGCGGTGTGATAAACATTTCACGGCTGATGGCTTGAACACCATCTGGGCCTTCATCCCAACCAGCAAAAGTTGTTACGCCTTCTGCATCAAGCGCCGCTTTTACTTGCTGTGCGCCCAACCCGTGCATAACAGTTGTAGTGTTACGCTCATTGACTTCTTTGTAATAAGGCAATGATTGGTCAATCTCGTTTGA